GGTTGCGGCGCGTGAACCGGCCGTCCTGGTTCTTCAACGGCAGCGTGGACCGGGCCTGCTCCGTCTGCGCACCCTCGTCCCGAACCCCGTAGGCGATGGAGATGCGGCCCTGATCATCGCGGACCATCACGTAGTCGGTGATGTCGATCCAGGCGCCGTTGACCCACATCTCCACCATGACTGGCTCGTCGTTGGACGCCTCCCCGGTGCCCACAGCGGGGCCCGGGGGGTTGCCCATGCGGCGGCGCCAGGCGGCGATGAATGGGGCGACGGCCTGCATGGGTCAGCCCACCTGCTGGAAGGTGATGAAGGTGCGCATGTCGGAGGCGGTGGTCGGGGTAGTGGCGCGCACGCGGAGGAAGCGGGACACGGCGATGATGGGCCGGTCGTCGGGCATGAACGTCCGCACGTAGGAGAGCCCGGACTCGCCCGAAACCGACGACAGCGACACGGTGTCGAAGACGCGGGTCGCCGTGATCGAGCCCTCGGCGGACGCGGTGTAGCCGGTCGCCGACGTGCCCACCGTGAGTAGCGTGGTGGGCCCGTTGGGGTCGAGGTTCACCACGCCGGTGGCGGCGACGTGCGCGGTGACCGTCGCCGCAACGTCCGTCTGCAGGAGCTCGACAACGCCGTCGGCGCCGGGCGGGTCGTCGAGGCTGAAGCCCCACTCCAGGATCTGGATCTGCGTGGTGCTGGGCGTGGCCAACTGAAGCATCGTCTTGATCGCGGTCCCGGTCGTGACGGACGCCTGTGCGGCTGTCGTCGGCGCCGGGCCGTTCCATACCGTGAAAGGCACTCTCTCTCCTTATGGCTGCTTGCGTCCGGTGAGGACGAGTTGCGCGTTACCGCCGCGCTGGTTGATCGCGCTGCGAAGCTCGGACAACAGGAACTCCTCGTACCGGGAGCTGCCCGACGAGCGGAGCTCCAGGACCACCCGCACCTCCCGCCCTCCTCCGCCCACCGCCGCGGCTTTCCTGCGCGAGTCCGGGCCCGACCACACCCGGGAGCCGGCCGGGAGTTGCAGGAGCTCCGGCTCGTGCTCGCCCACCCCCGTCAGGCCGCCGCGCACACCACCCGACGCAGCCGCGCCCACGATCCCGCCGGCCGCCTTCCCTCCGGATTTGACGACCGCCCGGTTCAGCGACTTCACCAGGTCCGACATCGTCTTCTCCAGCTTGTCCTGCGACCGCTGGAGCTTCGCCGCGGCCTCCGCCTGCGCCTTGATTGCCGCCCCGTACACGGCTGTTGACGTTGTCTGCCCGGCACTCTTGGCCGCCGCCGCGATCTGCGACTGCAGGTTGTTGAGAGAGCCGATCTCCGACGACGACGCGCCCAACAACGCCCCGGCGGTGTCGAGGCCGCCGCCGTTGATGCCGGCCTCCGCGATCTGCTGGATCAAGTCGGAGCGAACACCCTTGGACTGCAAGCCCTTCAGGGCGCCGGAGAATGCGGTCGCCTTGTCCCGGGACGCGGTGAGCCCGGACATGATGGAGGCGAGGGTGGTGGGCTTGTCGCCGCCCGCACCGCCGGTGATCGCTGCTGCGGACAGGACGCCCGAGCGGACGCTCCCGGACAGCTGCGATGCGGTCTGCCGGAGGTCGTTGAGTTTCGTCTTCGCCCCGTCGAGCGCCTTGTTCACCGAGGTCAGCGACTTCTCATTCGCGAGGAGCTTCTTCCCCACCGCGTCCAGCGTGCGCAGCAGCCGCGTCTCCGTGCTCCCGGACGTCCGGCTCTTGATGCTGGTCCGCACCTCCGCGAGCGTCGACGACAGGCCTGCCACGTCCGACGGCTGCGACAGGCCCGTCAGCTGGCCCTTCGTCAGGCCGCCCTTCGCGAACTTGGGGACCCTGTCCTCATTGATGGCCTCCAGCAGCGACTGATACTTCGCCGTCTGCCGCTTGTTGACAATGAACTCGCCGCCCATCGCCAGCAGCGGCACATCGTCCCGCGTACCCGACCCGCCGGTGATGTGGCCGCCCTCGGCCATGCCGTTCAAGTTCTTGTTCGCGCGGCCCGCGGTGCCCTCGATGCCGAGCGTGTGCTGCACCGTCGTGAGCGTGACGGTCTTCGAGCGGATCGCTGCGATCGCCGCCGCGATGGACCGGGCTGTCGCCGACGCCTTGTCCTGCGCCGACAGGGTGAACGACTTGTTCTTCAGGGCATCCCGGGCAGCCTGCACCGCGGCAATCGCCGACCGCGCGGTGCCCGTGTTCGCCGTGACCGTGAACCGGCCGTCCGGCATCTGCTTCACCGTCAAACCGAGCGAGCGCAGCATGGATACGGCGTCGGAGGTCAAGGCCTCCACCGTCACCGACTTGGCGTTCGGTGTCTTCTTCAACGCGCCGAGAACGCTGTCGAGGCCCGCAATGGCATCCTCGGTGCGCATCTCGAACTTGGTCGTCTTCTGATCGGGAAGCTGCAGGATCTGCGCGGCAAGCTGGGCGGCCTGCTCCTTGTTCAGGCCCATCGCCTGCGCGGACTGGATGAACTGCTCGCGACCGCGGGCGTAGATCCCGCTGACGGTCTCCCACGACGAACCCGACTCGCGGGCTGCGGTGGCCGCGTCCTCCGTCTTCGCGGCGAGGTCGTTGAGGGCGGTGGCCGCGTTGCGGGCCTTCTCGCTGTTGAGGTCGAGCTGACCGTGGGACATCGTGAGCGCGCCCGCATTGTCCTTCGCGGCCTTCGCTGCCGCATCGATGGCCGCCTCAAAACCGATCATCCCGCCCAAGCCCTGGCGCTGGACGTCGTTCAGGGCGACGATCGCCTGCCGCAAACCATCCGCCGACGCCTTCTGCCCGTCGAGCTTCGCCTGCACCGCCGCCGCCTGCTCGCCGAACAAGCCCATCGACTGCGCCGCCAACTGCGCCTCGAACGCTTGATCCGCCAGCGCCGCTTTGTAGTCGTCGAGGTTGGAGGTGATGTCCTTGGTGGAGAAGCCCTGCTTCTTCATCTGCGCAGTGATGTTGTCCAACGCGGATGCGGCGAGGTCGGCCTGCCCGTTCTTCACCAGGTTCGCCAGCGACTGGTCCAGGGCGTCGATGTTCTCCTTCGCGTCCTTCACCGGCGTGCTGTCAGTGCCGAAGAAGCTCACGATCGACTGCTGGACCTGGTCCAAGCCCTTCGGGTCCTTCACCTTCTGCAGGCTGTCCGCCAGCCCGCTGAGATCCTTCCCGAACACGCGGGCAGCCTCGCCGCTGACCGCGCCACCGGACGCGAACGACCTCATCGATGTCGTCAGCTTGTCGATGTCGGCGGGGGCCTTCTTCCCCATCTCCGACAGCTCCGACAGCGCCACCACCAGGATCCCGATCCCGGATCCGATCAGCGCAACCTTCGTCGCCCGCGACAGCGCCCCGAAACCGGCCGCCACTCCCCGCAGACCGCCGCCGGCCGCAGCCGACGCCGCGCGCATCGCCACCAGTTGGGCGCCGAACCCGGCGAGTGCCCCGCCCGCGCCGCCGAGGCCGAGCGCCGCCATCTTGACGGCCTTGAACACGACAGCAAACTGAATCAGGTTGCTGAGCGTGCCGGTGGGGATCGCGTTGACCAGCCCTGCGAAGGCGTTGACGACCGTCAGCAGGCTCACACCCGTCTCCGACGCCGCCGCGATCAGATGCGTGAGCGCACGGCCCAGGTTCGCGAGCGTCTCCCCGACCTGCGGGCCCACCTCCTTCACATACGCCATGAACTCCGACAGCTGCGACGATCCCGTCCCGCCCTGAGCGACCCGCATGAAGTGCACCAGGGAGTTCGTTGCCTTTGACAACGCCCCTGCCGCGAACTCGGAGAACGAGCTCATGAAGCTTGAGAACCCGTTCGAGTTGATCCCGCCGGCCAGCACCGTCATCAGCCGGTCCAGCTCCGTCGACGTGGCGCGGACCAGCGGCGCCATCTGCGGCAGCAGCGCACCCAGGTTCGCCATGCCCTTCGTGAACACGGGCATCGTGTCCCCGGCCAAATCCTTCGACCACTGCTTGTACTGGTCCTTCAGCACAGTAAGTGCGGCAGCGGAACGGCGGGTCGCCGGGTCGAGCTGCTTGACCTGCGCCAGGTAGGCGGCTTCGGCTTTCGTCGCCTGGTCGGAGGCCGCACCGTGCTGCTTGACCGCCTCGTCGTACTTCTTCTGCGCGTCCGAGGCGTCGCTGATGAGGGAGATCTGCCCGGCGATGGCGAGGCCGAACGCGCCGACGGCGACGGTGGCAGCGCCCACGCTGGTGACGATCGGCACGGCGGCGGCCGCGATGGGAATGAGCGCCGGCGAAAGCAGCAGCGCGGCTTTGCGGAGGCCGTCCATGCTGCTGCTGGACGAGTTCAGGTTGATGCTGCCGTTGCTGCTCCGCAGGCCGCCCATGGTGGTGGTGAGGCGGCGCATGCTGCCGTCGAGTTCGTCGGTGTCGCGGCGCAGGGTGCGGGAGCGGTCCGACATGCTGCCCATGCGGGTGTCGGCGTTGCGGGCTGCCGTGTTCAGCGAGCGGAGCGCGCGGGAGGCGTCCTGCGCGGAGTCCTTCAAGGAGCGCAAGGCAGCGGAGGCGAGGGTGGCCCGGGCGGCGAGCCCGTCAAGGCCGCGGCCGGCGTCCCGGGCCTCATCCCTCAGCCGGTTGAGGGAGTTGTTGACGGCCGTGAGTCCCGCGTTGGTGTTGTTCGCGACGCGTACGCGGATTTCGATGTCGTTACCCAAGGCCGTCCACCCCCTCCCCTTCTGGCGTGCCGAGACGTTCGAGTTCAATCAGTTGCAGCAGCTCGGTGTCCTCTGCGAGGACCTGGCTGGGCAGGCAGTGGAAGCGTTCGCAGAGGTCGAGGATCAGGCGGGCACGCTGGAAGGCAGGGGGAGGTCCGACAGTGCTCCCATCGGCACGGACTCCACCAGGGACGGCTCGCCAGAGAGCGAGTTGCTGTCCAAAGGGCCGGCCTCGTCGACCTTGCCGCCGAGCCGGTCCATCCACTCGGTGGCAAGGGCAAGGGCGAGGTTGTTGTCGATACTGAGGAGGCCCTGACGGTTGCAGGGGATGGGGGTGCCGTCCTCTTCTTCGAGGTTCCAGGAGATGAGGGCGTCGCCGAACTCCTCCAACTGGCGGACGATCCCAGAGCGCTCGTCGCCCTCCTCGGCCTCGGCGAATCCGACGAGGTGCAGGTAGGCATCGAGGCTCTTGCCCCGCGCGTAGGCGACGGGCGGCTCCGGGTCCTGGCCGAACGTCTTGTGGCCCTTGAGGGAGATCTCAAGGCGGCGGGTGGTCTTGCGGTAGCCCATGCTCGTTGCCTCTCAGGCCCAGGTGGGGACGGTGCCGTCGGCGAGTGCGCCGGGTGCGGACCAGGTGAGTTCACCGCTGTCGGCGCGGGTGAGGGCGTAGTCGGAGAAGAGGAGTTCGCCCGCGAGGGTGACCCCGTTGACGGTGTTCGTGCAGGTGCGGGCCACGCTGGTGGACGGCACCGTGCGGAACACCAGGTGGGCGCCGGTCGCGTTGAACACGCCGTTGTACGTGACGGACATGTCGGCGAGCAGGAGGAGCCGCTCGTTCGCGCTCTTGTCGACGCCCGTGGTGTCCTGCACCCCGCGGGGGGTGGCCATCTGCCAGTTCGTGACGTCGTTACGGATGTCCGTCGGTGTGCCCGCGCTCGTGTCCACCGAGAGCGTGGTCTGTGCCAGGCCGCTGGCCTTCGCCATAGCCGATCACCCCTTCTTGATTTCGTCTGCGATCGCCTGCTGATGCGTGGCGAAGTCTTCGACCCAGTCCTCCGGGCTCGTGTGCTGGCGGCCCCGCCCGGTCGGGTTGCCGCGCCAGTCCCCGTCACGGACCACGTACAGCGGCGGCCGATCGATGCGGACCCGGTGCAGCGAGGCACGCAGGCACGGCTGACCTGGCTCGAACGCGAGATAGGTCTCACCGTCAGCGACCTTCTGAACCGTGTACTTGCGGCCCGAGTGCTGTACCGCGTGCAGCACCTGAGGGGCGAGCCCCTCAACGCGGACCTGGAAGCCGTCGCGGTAGTAGGTGCAGTCGGCTTCGGCGCAGGTCGCGGCCCGGTAGTGCGTTGGCAGAGGGGAGCGCATCTCGTACGTCTTGTACGCCTGCGGGCCCATCAGAGGCTGCACCCGGGACAGTTGGAAGCTCATCAGAAGCTCACCGTCGTCTCGTTCTTGATCACGTTGACGCTGAACGCGAGCGAGGTGAAACCGCCCGTCGTCACCGTGGACGCCCTCAGGTAGCGGCGCAAAGTGGCCGTGGGGCCGAGCGCGATCCGCTCGGCGAGCGGCGTACCACCGGTGATCTGCGTGAAGGCAAACCCGGCGACATCGGCGAAGCTGACGTTGTCGGCGCTGTCCTGGATCTTCACTGTCACGTCGGTCCCGACGAAACTGAAGGCCTGCAGGTAGGCCTGCCCGCCGAAGCTGGCCGAGGCGGTGGTGTCGAGGCCGGCCCCGTTCGTCGCCGCCACGTCCGTGCGCACGCCGGCGGTGAGCTGCTGCCCCCACTCCAGGCCGAAGCCGTTGGACTGGCCGGACACGCCGAACGTGAGCATGCCGTCGTCGCCCCGGGTGGGGTCGTAGTTGACCTGCTTCCCGGTCAGTGACGCGGCCGGGTCCCCGAGGGTGGTGCCGCGGCAGTAAGTGAGGATGACGTCCGTGCGGGGCAAAGCCGAGAGCTTCTCGTGCGTGCCGCCAGTCACGGGGACGTGGTTGAAGAACGCCGTGGATTCGATCTGCCCGGACCGTAGTCCGCCCTGCCGCTCGAAGGCGGCCTTGTTGATCGCGGTGAAGTTCAGCAGCGCGGGACCGCCGCTGATGTTGCCGAGCTGCTGGATATCGCCGGACGCGTCGAAGCCCTGGATGTACAGGTTGTCGCCGAGGCCGCCTGTCTTGGCCACCTATGCCACCTCTTCCCAAAGATCGTTGACGATGCAGGGCAGCCAGATCGTCATGACCCGCTGCAGAGCCCCGTCCTGGGGCAGGTAGCCGGCGCGCACGTCGAGTGCCTGGCCGTTGGCGCCGAAGATGTCGACTTGTCGAACGAGGCCGCCGAGGGTGAAGTCGCCGCAGTACGCGGTGCACAGGGCGTCGACGGCGGCCACCAAGCCAGGGTCGATGGCGTCCAGCGGCAGCGCCTGCGCCGAGGTGTAGAGGCGGACGTTGAGGACGACGAGCGCACTGACGGAGTCCAGGCCGGACGAGCGGACCGGGGTGACGCGGTCGACCCACACGGCGCCGGTGATGCCGCCAGACGCGGACGGATGAATCGCTTCGTGGCCGTTGACCTCGTCGAGGTAGCCGGACGCCGAGGCGTGGGACATGGCCGCATCAAGGATGCCGGTGATGTTGAGAGCCACAGCTCAGCCCCCCATCTCAGGGATGCGTCGCTGGATGGCGATGTCGGCAATCTGTGGGCCGCGCGCGGTCACGGCTTCCTTGGCCTTGCGCCAGTGGTGGTAGCCGCCGAACCGCGTCACCGGGGCGTTGCGGGAGCCGACGCCTTCCAGCCACGGCCCGTAGACGACACCCTGATCGTGGACGAGGGACACCTCGCCGGACACGCGCGTGGTGGTCACCATCGTCTCGTAGTAGGGGGTGCGGGTCTTGAACGAGGCGGATGTGCCCATGAGGACGCGCTCCTCGGCGAACGCCGCGATGTCGTCGCGTGCGTCGTCGCAGGCCCGATCGATAGCCCGCTCAGCGCGCCCGTCGAAGAGAGGGCCGGTGAAGGTGATGTCGAGGCTCATACCGCCGTCACCCGGCCCTTCCGGCCGAGTGCCTCATAGGTCTGGTCGCGGAGCATCTGCAACGCGCCCTGATCCCGGTTGCGTTCGGAGGACCCCTCGCCGGAGCGGAGCGACCGCGTATACCCGGACGTCTCGGAGGTGAGCCGGCCGACCGTCTCGGCGATCGTCAGGTCGTGGACCAGGCCAGGCGGATCCCACCGGTAGACGGGCGCGCTGATCAGGTGGGTGGCCGCGGTAGTGCCGAGCGCGCCGCGGGTCACGGTGAGGGCGCGGGATGCGTAGATGTCGACGGCCGCCGCGTGCGCGGCGAGAACGGAGCCGTCCCACGCCCGCTTTACCGTCAGGTTGTTGCCGGCGATGTCGACGATCAGCATGCGCTCGGACTCGATCAGGAGGATCTCGTCAACCGCGAACTGGGTGCCATCCGACACGGCGAGGGTGACGCTGTTCGCCTGCGCGGTCAGCCCGGGCCCGCCGACGTTCTGCCCGCTGTCCGCCATGCTGCGGCCGGTGACGAGCATCCGCTCGTTGTCGAGCCGGATTACAGAGCCGACGCCCAGGAGGGCGGCGGCCGGGCCGTCCACGCTCACCGTCGTGACGCTCGTCGACCCGACTGCCGCGGCAAGCATGCCGGCCGGGGACTCGTCGTTGCGGTAGCCGAACAGGCCGCTCACGACGATGTCCTGCTGGTACGTGCTGCCGCCGCCGAAGCTGGCATTGCCACCGAGGTTGATCTCAACGCGGGTGTACGGCGGCTCCGCCTTGTCGTCCGCCCGGCGCAGCAGGTAGTCGGAGGCGGCGATCGCCGTGCCCCCGGAGGTGACGGAGGTGACTGAGATGAGCTCGTTGTCGTTCAGCCGCAGGATCCACGGCGTAGCCCCCGCGCGCGGCGGCCAGTCGAACTTGCGGATATCCGCGTGCGGGTAGAACCGGCGGTGGCACAGGCTGTCGACGTCGCGGCTCGCCGACCGTAGGGCGCGGTCGATCTGCCCTGCGTTGCGGGCGGTCAGCTTGGAGTCGAGGGCGCGCATCACGTCCTCACGCGTCGCGTACACCGGCTCGTTCATCTCTCGTCACCTCCTCTCGTGGTATCGCTGGTGTGGGTCGGTCAGGACTCGTCAGCCGCCGACGTACCGTCCTCCTGGCCGCCATCCGTCCCACTTGCAGAACGGCTCCCCGTCCGGGCCTTGCGAGAGCGGCTCCCCGTCGTTGGGGCAGGCGACGGGTCCGGCGTCTCGCTCGGCTCGGGCGAGGTCGGCTCCTTCTCGGAGGATGTCGATGAGCTCGTACCAGCTGATACGTCCTCACCTGCTTCCTGCTCGGGCTCGGCGTTGGCGTCGCTGACGCCACCGTGCACGCGGATCTTCGCCATCGGGTCCTCCTCGACCGGCGGCCACGGCACGACCGTCGGCATTTCGAAGCCGCACCCGGCGCACGCCAGGCGCGGCAGTTCCAGTACTCCGGGGGCAGCCGTGCGCAGGTACACCCGCCGCTCGCGTCCCTCGTACCGGCAGCCGCCGTTGCCGCACGCAACCGTCACCGTCGGCAGCACGCTGCCCCCAGCCACGTCGGTGCGCTCGGTGCTGCCGCACTGCGGGCACTTCGCGGCACCCACCGTGTAGACGGTGGTGCAGCCTGCGCACGTCCACCCGGCCATGTCAGGCCGCCGCCACAGCAGCGCCGTTGTCGAGCGGCACGTAGGTGATAGTCCACGTGATGCCGCCGTCCGCGCCGGTCGCCGTGACCTGCTCGATCGTGCCGGTGTTCACGACGATCGGCTGCTTCAGGTTCGGCACCGCGCCCGGTCCGGTGAGGATCGAGTCGCCCGTCAGGCCCTGGAAGGACACGAGGTTCCCGGCCGGGGTGTCCGTGGTGCCCAGGTCGGTCGCCGCGCACAGGTCCTTCGTCGTGCCGGTGGTCGGGTTCGCCTGCAGCTTGACCGTGTTGGCCACGGTGATCGCGGTCGTGACCTCGCCCGTGATGGACGTGATCAGGACCTTCCCGCCGGTCACGTTGAACAGGGTCTTCGTCTCGACGACCAGCGGCGTGTACGCCTTCGATACCGCAGTACCGAGGTGAAGGGTCCGAAGCTGGTCGCCGGAGATGATCGCGGTCATGTCAGACCCCCATCGCGGGCAGGTTCGCGGCCGCGCGCTGCGTCATCAGGTCGCGGGTGACAGCGTTGACGGTGCCGGCGCCCGTCGAGGTGACCTTGACGTACTTGTAGGTGTCGGAGAGCTGGGTGCCCTCGACCTCGAGCACGGCCGCGTTCTGCGTGGCCGCGGCCGCCGTGACGACGGTTGCCGCCGCAGCCTGCGTGCGGCGCGTCCACGCGTCGGAGGCGTCACCGGTGTTGGTGAAGTACTCCGTGACCACGGCGAGGTTCTGCGCGCCTGTACCGGAGGCGTCCTTCGCCTCCTGCAGGGTGTAGGTGTCGCCCGCTGCGCCGGAGAGGTAGCAGAGGAAAGCCACACCCCCGGCCTCGCGAAGGTTGATCCACTTTCCGTCCGCGGCGGGCGAGCTGTTGAACAGCCTGCCGAGTGCCTTCTGAGCCACTGGGGGCTCCTTTCGTCTTGGGGTCCTGTCGGGGCGACACTGCCGACCCGGGTGGTACGCCGCCGCCGGGGTGTGAATGCCGGCGGCGGCCGGGGATTACCGTGCGGCGAGCTCAACGAACGGGGAGAGCGTGTTGCCGCCGTTCTTGGGGGTGATGGCGGACTTCAGCCAGGGGCGGCCGTCGACGCGCTGGATGATGCGGAAGGTGGTCTTGTCGGAGCCGAAGTTGAAGTCGGTCGACGAGTCGGCGGTCATCGTCTGTCGGTCGCCGACGAGGTAGTAGGAGAGGTCGACGAAGCTGATGTCGCCGCGGTCGCCGAGCGCGCCCGCCTTCTCGCTGATGATCAGCGGCCGTCCGAAGATGGACATCGGGGCGGGGCCGGTCGCGTTGACGACGAACACCGCGTTGCCGCCGGTGCCCACGGACAGGGCCATGGTGAGGAGCTCGGGGATGGCGTCCGGGGAGCAGATCCACACGGCGCTCGACAGCGAGGACGGGAGCATCCGCGCGTACATCTTGACGATGTTCTCGTAGACGATCGTGTCCGCCGGCTGGTTGGTCTCGGCCGTAACGGGGATCGATGCGGTGTTGCCCGCGCCCATGAACCCGAGCGGCTCGCCCACACCGCTGCCTGCCATGAACTTGGCGTCCTCCTCGAACGCCAGGGCCTTCGGCCACAGCGACTCGATGAGCGCGGAGAAGGAGACGATGGAGTCCTGGAGCAGTTCGTTCGGCACTGCGGACAGGCCGGTGAGCTTTTTCGCGTCGAGCTCGGCGCGCCCGAACTTCGGGTTGGAGTCGACGAGCGCGGCGCCCTCTTCGCCCCAGTAGGCGACCATGCCGCCGAAGACGCTCGACTGGTTGGACGTCGAGTCGATCATCGGGAACGGGACGCGCGCACTGTCCATCGGGACGACGGTCGCCAGGGGGCGGACGACGGACATCTCCAGCGCGATCTGGAGCAGCTGCGAACGCAGCGTCTCCGGGACGAGGAACCCGCCGTCGGACGGGGAGACGCTGCCGGCGGCGTTGCGCAGCACGGTGAGCTTCTCCGCGACGGACGCCTGGGGGGACTTGTGCCAAATCGTGCGCACGTAGTCGATGTTGTTGGCGAACGTCGAGTCGAGGACCGCGCCGGGGGCCTCCGGGTTGTGGGCGGTGCCCTGCCGGTGCGACGTGAGCATGTTCTGGTTGCCACGCTTGGCCTGCGGGTCCAGGTTCAGGCGCTTGATGTCGTCCTTGTCGGCCTTGCCGCCGTTCTCGCGGAGCATGTTCGCGAACTCGCGCTGCACGCCCTCGGCGATCTGGCGCTGCATGTCGGTGCCGTCGCCCTGCTGCTGCTCGGCGTAGGCCTTGATGAAGTTCGTCAGGTCCTTGGGAGATCCAACGACATCCTTGGCCTTGGCCGGGTCAGCGAGCATCTCCTCCAGCTCGGCGGCGTTGCTCGGGATGGTGGGTGTTGCCACAGGTGCCTCCTTCAGGCTTCCATCGCCGCGCTGGACGACGCCGTGGTGGTGAGGTTGGAGACCAGCGCCGACCACGTGTCGGGCTCGTCGTTGGTGAGGTGGGCGGTCAGGGCCGCCCACTCGTCTACGGGTTCGGCGGCCGGCGTCTCAGGCTCCGGCTCGGCCTCGGGTGTTGGCGCGTCGCCGGGCTGCACTGCGGCTGCGGGTTCGACGGGCGTCGTGTCCTCGACGGGCGGTGCCACGGCGGCGCGGAGTCGGGAGAGGGTGTCCTCGTCGAGGAGGTCGGCGACGCTGAGGACGAGCGTCGGCTGCGCCTCGCCCTGCGTGGCGGGGGCTGTCGGCTGCTCTTCGAGGCGGGGGCCGGTGTAGCCGTAGGCGGCGAGGTCGAACGGGCGCGCCATGTCCGGCTCGTCTTCCTCCTCGTCTGGTGCGGCAGGTTTGGGCGGCTTGGGCACGCTGGTCGCTTCGTCGGCGAGTCCGTTGGCGACGGCGTCCTCGGGCAGGTACCAGGTCTCATCCCGCATGCGGGCCCGCCATTCGTCGCGGGTGCCGCCTGCACGGGAGGCGTAGGCGTCGGCGATGTTGTCGGAGATGAGGTCGAGGAGTTCGGCCATTTCCTCCATGTCGGAGGCGTTGCCCATGCACAGCCCGGACGCGTCGTGGATCATGAGCATGGTGTTGGGGGCCATCTCGATGCGGTCCCCGGCCATCGCGATGACGGAGGCGATCGAGGCGGCGATCCCGTCGACCTGCACGGTGACGTTCGCGGGGTGGCTGCGGAGGGCGTTGGCGATGGCGATGCCCTCGAACACCGACCCGCCCGGGGAGTTGATCCGCACCCGCAGGTTCGGGGCCGTCACCCCGCGCAGGTCTGCGATGAACTGGTCAGCGGTCGCGCCGTACCAGCCGCCGACCTCGTCGTACAGCATCACCTCCGCCTCATCCTGCGAGGCGGCGTTGGTGATGCGGTACCAGGCGCGAGCCTCGATACCGAGCTGCTCGCGCTGCTTGTCGGCCTTCTCCCGCTGGCTCGCGGCGAAGGACGCCACCTTCGAGGGCAGTGTGATCATTCGTCGTCCCTCGTCTTCTTCCGCTTGACGACCTTGCAGCGGCAGTCGTTGCCGTACTCCGCACCCACGCACTTCACGTAGCCCTTGCCGCCCGGGTAGTCCTTGTACGCCGCAGCCCGACTCCGGTAGAGCTGGCCGTCGTTGTCCATGCACGGCTGGCAGGTGTTGTCGTCCATGTGGGCGACGACCTCCCACCGCATCGCCGCCTCGATGTCCTCACCGACGAGGCCGGCCACTGCGGCCTGCCACGCATCCGTCGGCTCACCCTCGGCAGGAGCAGGAGCAGGAGCGGGAGCAGGCTCGGCGGCCGGCTGGGCAGGCGCGGGAGCGCCAGGCGGAGTCTCGGGCGCAGGCGCCTTCGGCACGTCGAAGCCGAGCATTGGCAGGATCCGGTCCGCCAACGCCGCCGGCGCCGCCTTCAGGATGTCCACCAGCAGCGCCCGGTCCGGGTCCGCTCCCGGCTGCCCGAACTCGATCTCCGGCAGCTCGAACGCCTCCAGCACGGACGGCCCGTAGCCGCCCGCCTCGATCAGCGCGGCCGCGGCGTTCACGCGGGCGGTCAGCGTGGTCGCTTCGGTCTCGGCGTCCGGCGGCGTCGGGTCCTCGTAGTCGAACTCCAGGCCCTGCGCGGTCGCCCCATACATCGGGAGGAGCTCGAAGTTCAGCGCGGCTTTGATCCGCTCAAGGCGTGGGATGGTCTGCTGCTCCGCGAACCAGGCCTTCGCGGCGAGAGCGGACGCCCGGTTGATGTCCTCGAAGTCACCGATCGCGGTCTTGGAGATGCCGTATGCCTCGCGCATCGCGTCGCGGGTCGCGCCGCGGAGTTCGACGAACTGCATGTCGCGCTGGCTGATGGTGCGGTCGGCCCACTTCGCGCCGTGCTCGATGATTGCGACCCGGTGGGCGTTGTTGACGCCCTTGTGCTGCTCCGCCCACCGGTCGCGCATCTCATTGAACTCGCCGTCCTGGAGATGCACCGGGACTTCGATGATCCCGCCGGGCTGGGCGGAGTTGAGGAAGAAGGCGCGCGCCCACTCGGCCGCGTATCGGCTGGTGTCGAGGTCGGGCAGGATCGACAGCACCGGGGAGAGGCCGCGGTACGGGTCGAGGGGGTTCGGCCGACGCAGCTGAATGACCTCGTCCAGGCCGAGGGGGATCTGCTCACCGTCGGGGCTGGTGTAGATGTAGCCCGAGAGGAAGTGGTCCCGGTCTGGGACAGGGGTCATACGGTCGGGGCGGACCGGCCACATTTCCAGCGGCAGCTTCACGCCGGGGCGGCGGGCGATGACCCACCAGGCTTCGCCGGTGAGGTCGAAGTGCTGCTGCTGCGCCTCGACGAACTCCTGCCGCGGCATAAACGGGTTGGGCTTGTTCCACAGGTCGAGGGCCGCGTGGGAGGTGACCTCGACGCGGTCTTCTTTGAGGCCGGACTTGGCCTTGCGGTACAGCTTCCAGTCGACGAGGGCCGTCGCGTTGGAGGTGCGGTCGACGATCGCGAAGAGGGTGCCGACGGTGGACATGGCGCGCATCTGGCCTTCGGCGCTGCGGTTGCTGCCGAAGATGCCGTAGTTGCTCTGTCCGCGGCTGGTGAAGGGGACGGGGGTGTTCGTGGTGGCCGTTGCGCGGTTGATGAGTGCGCCGAGGAGGGTTCTGGCCACCTACCCCTCCCCTCACGTTCCGCTGTAGAACCGCCAGTTCAGGACGATGCAGCCGACGCCGAGGGCGGCGATGCCCGCCGCTGCTCCGAGGAACATCATGGCGGATCCCGACAACAGAATAACCCCAGACGTGTCAAGCACAACTGGCATAGCCCTATTCAATCCCTGCATCCACCTGCGAACAGGCATCTTCCGAGCCATCCCAAGCCGCCTCACGCTCGATCAACCGTTTTTGTAGACACTCCACAAAGCCTGTCAGCTCAGCCAACGCACACTCGGCCGCCCACCCAAATCCCGCTCCGCAACCACATAGCGCAGAGCGTCCATGCCGTGGTCGTTCTCCTTCAGCGGCTGCTCCTTCAGCCCCGCCCCGCCCGTGCCCGGCTTGACCGCCCACACGTAGCCGGTAACCTCCTCCGCCGTGCACGTCGGCAGCGACCGCTCCGCCAAAGCGTCATCCCGCTCGGCGAGCGCGCCCCGCACGATGAACAGGCGGGGCCGGCCGTCGTCCTGGACCTTGAGCCGGGACTGCACCGCCTGAATCCCGTCACTGACGGTCTTCTTCGCGGCGACGGTGCTCAAGCCCATGTGCTTCTCCAGCGTGGCCCGGTCCTCCGCGTCGTGGTCGCAGATCACCGCCCGCGGCAAGGGCTCACGCCACTGCCCGGACGGGTACTTCATCAGCGACAGTGCCGTCTTGGCGTGGTCCTCGACGAGTCGCTGCGCCCGGTACGTCTCCCGGTACAGGTACAGGCGGCCGTCGCCGTCCTCGGCCCACCACTGCATGACCATCGGGTTGGTGTAGCCGAAGTCGACGACGAGCCAGCGCGTCCACTCGCGGGGGATGACGAACGGCTTGACGGTATGGATGGCGTCATCCCACGCCTCGTAGATCAGGCCTTCGGCGGCGGCCCATACGCCGTCGCGGAAGCGGAGCCGGCGCACGCCGGTGAGTCCGTCGAGCTTGGCGAAGTAGTCGCGGCCCTTGTCGGTGAGGGTGCCGTCGGCTCGCACGTAGGCGGGGTTGTCGCGGTGCCGTGAGACGAGCATGCGCATCTGCCCGCGTTCAGCGCGCTGTTTGATCCAGTGGGTGGGGTGGGCGGGGTTGCAGGCGGCGATCTGCTGCTGCCACGACAGTTGTCCGTTGCGGAGGCGGGTGCCGATGGTCTCCCAGTCCGTCTCGGTGAGCTCGGTGGCCTCGTCGACGAACACGAGGTCGTACTCGGCGGACAGGATTTTCTCGGGCTTGTCGAGGCCGCCGACGACGATGACGGAGCCGTTCGAGTACCGGTAGCAGGCCGCCTCCCGCGGACTTCCGCCGAACCAGGTGACGATGCTGCGCGCGATGGCGTCGGCGGCGACCTTCTTCTCGTACGTCACCAGCGTCGTCGACCCGAGGGACACGGCGGTTTTACGGGCGATCAGGCAACGGATGCCGGGGTTGTGGAGCGCGGCCAGATGCACACGGAACAGCGCGGCGAGCGACTTGCCGGTGCCGGCCGGGCCGGCGAGGACGACCTCCGAGTCTCGTGCGCGGAAGAGGTCGCGGGCGGCGCCGCGGGGTTCGTAGCGGACGATGACGCTCTCGGCGACCGCGGTCGTCACGTGGCGGCCAGAGCCTCAGGGTGTGCGCCAGGCAGCCACGCCCACGATGCGGGTTCGAGGTCGGGGTCGTCGTCGGCGTTGTCGAACCAGCAGTCCAGGCAGTTCCGGCACAGGTACGAAACGTTGCCGTTGCCGTGAGCCCAGCGGGCGACGGCCCTGGATGAGCGAGGGCGCCCGTCGTCCAGCATGCTGGCGCAGCAGGTGCAGCGCGGGCCGAGTCCGGGGAACGGGGCCATGCTGCTCCCGGTGGGCAGCACGCGGGCGCGCGGCTCGATCGACTGCCGGGCGGTGAGGGCGAAGAGTTCCGCGTCGAGGTACAGGCCGTCGGTCATGTCAGGTCCTCCGGGTCGACGCCAACCACTTCGTAGCGGACGCCGCCGGAGATGTTCACCTTGGCCGGCTGGTCGAGGCCGGTCAGCTTCCGGAACGACTCCAGGCTTGCTCGGGCCTCGCGGATCGCAGCCAGCTTTGGCCCGGAGTCGGAGAGGGGCTGCCCGTCGTCGCCCCGGATGATCTGCCCGTGGGAGACGACGACATGCTCGCCTTCCAGAACTTCCAGGGCGGCCGCGTACAGGATCTCCAGGCGGTCGATGTGCAGCGCGAGGAGCTTCTCGGCGGGGCCTTGGACGATGTCGCGTACGGCGCGGCGGCAGGCGTCGATGGCGGAGCTGTGGCAGGAGTAGCCGAGTTCTTCAGCGATGCGCTTGTAGGTCCAGCCGGCGGCGAGGAGTTCGGCGGCGCGGGCGTCGCGGTGGGCGGTTTCGACGGTGCGGACGTATTTGCCTTTGCTGTCGCGGGCGTCTTGGTTGGGGTTGCCGCGTTGTTCCATGTCCGCCCCTTTCGCCGACCGTTTGGTGTTCGTGTTCTGTGATGATACGGCGGCTGGTCATCATGGATACTGATGAGCGGAGGATGGGCACGCGACAGAGGGCCCGCTCCGGCTGGTGGCGGCCGGGGCGGGCCCTCTGCTGTTGCGGCGCGGGTCAGGTGAGTTGGGTGGCTGTGATGAGCGGGTGCGGTTCGAGGGACACCCAGTCGCATCCGCCGTGCGCGTGGACTGCGCCGGACTCCTCGTCCTGCCACGCCTGGTCGAGGTCGAAGGGGATGCGCTTCGCGGCTTCGACGAACGGGCCCTTGGCGGCTTCCTTCGACGCGTAGACGCCGAGGACTTCGCCGCCTTCGTGGTCTTCTCCGGTGGCGAGGACCCAGACGATCGGGCCGGTCGGCTGCTGGCGGTGGGCGAGCTCGGTCATGTGCTGCATCCTGTCGTGTCGGGTGATCAGGCGGCGGGCCGGTAGGGGCCCCAGCCGCCGCGCATCATCGGGTTGTACGGCCGGTCTTCCAGTTCGACTGGCAGGTCGGACCAGACGAGCTGGGTGATGCCGAGGTCGAGGGCGGCGGCCACGCGGTGGTGGCCGTCGACGAGCCAGGGCTGCCCGTTGTAGGTGCGGATCATGACGGGTAGGGCGATGCCGTCGGCGCGTATCTCGTCGAGGAGGTCGGCGTAGTGCTCGGACGTCCGCTTGTGGTCGAGGACGTCCCGGACGTACAAGGCGTCGGGGGTGTCGTCGTCGTCGGGGGTGAGCATGTCCAGGACTGTGGTGGTGGGGATGATGCCGAGCATGGCGGGCTCCTCAGGGGTTGCGGCGGTTGAGGTGGGCGGCGAGCTGGACGGCTCCGACCCGGACGAGGCCGGGCCACATACCGCCGGTCACGATGTCGTAGACGTACCAGCCGCCGTGGGTGGCCTTCCGAACCCGGTAGCGGGTGACGGGCATGGCGGTCCTTTCAGGCGGCGAGGAGCATGCGGGCGGCGAGCTGGTGGTAGCAGCGGGAGCCTTTGAGGCCGGCGGGGCAGGTGCAGGCGGTGGGGGCGGTCTTGTAGGTCTCGGTGCCGTCGGTGGAGACGGCGATGAAGATGACGGAGCGGAGGGGGATGATCGCGGCGTCTTCGATCAACTCGCGGGCGGAGGCGATCTGGTGGGGCTTGTAGTCGGCGAGGTCGACGGCGGCGTTGCGGATCTTGCGGGCGCAGCGGGGGCCGTAGCCGAGGGCGATGCTGCGGGCTGAGGTCAAGACGCGGTGGCAGTGGAGGCAGCGGGCCTGCTCGGCGGTGGTGTTCTGCATTGCTGCCCCCTCGCTCGTTTCCTTGTGGGTACACAGTAATGCTTAACCATGTACCCACACAAGGGGTTGCGCAAAAGAATCCGTGTGGGAACATAAGAGGCATGGCAGACGACCCCGACCACGCCTTCGCCACCCGCTTCCGCATCCCCCGCCGCATGTG